AGGAGATCTAAATTCAGCAGACACAGAATTTCGTAGCTGTGAGTTTACTCCGAGTGGGCTATATCTAGATATCGTACTAGAAGAGCCTGCAACTGGTTGTGGAGAAGTTGGTGCCCGAACGGTATTGAAGACAGTTTATATCCCTGAGATTCAGATTACTTCAGAAGGTCACACCACAAATGTCGGCGGAAATGCAACACAGACCTTTGGATTCAAATCCACAGATGGTCAGTGTATCGTATATTCCGGCGCTAGATCGTAGTAACAAGCCAATAAAGGGTTAAGATAAAGGGGCTATTCTACTCCAGTGGGGTAGCCCCAAGTTAAACTGGAGGAAGAAATGGATTTGGAAAACTTATTCAAGTGGAAGGGTGAGATTATAATTCGGGATTCTAAGGGAGAGCCGGTTATCTTGAGAAAGAAACCCCTGGTTTTGTACCAAAGAATCGTGGGAGACGCCAACATTCAAATAGCCAGGCAAAAGGCTTTGAAGGCAAGTGCAGATTTGAGGAAAGAACTTCGTGACGAAGATTCAGATATACAAGCCGCTTTCCTACCAGAGGTAGAGGGTATTGATAACGAGCGCCTGAGTAACTCTGTTGCTCTAAATAAAATCCTAGAGCTGCGTGAGGTAGCAGAGCAGAATATCACACAACCACGTAAGCCAGCAGCACTTAGTGGCTCTGCTTCACTGGAAGAACAAGAAAAATACCAGCAAGGTTGGGAAGATTATCAGAAAGAATTGGAAACCAGAATCAATGGAGAGCTTACAAAACATCTAGAAAAAGAACGAAAACAACTGATGGAGAATCCAAGAGAAACACTCGTTCAGATGTTTAAGGAAACGGCGATCAATAATCTCTGTAAATCCGAAATGCTCAGGGTTTTCAACTCTTGGTGTGCGTACTTTGGTACATACAGAGACAAAGCAATGGAAAACCGAGCTTTTAATTCTTTCGAGAAATTTGAAAACTCTGCGAGAGAATTAAAGGGCCAAATCATAGGTGGTTATCTACAACTAGAGCTTAGCGGAGAAGATATAAAAAACTAGCTATCAGCGATGAGTTTCGTAATATTTGGCTCATCGCGAAAGAATTAAAACAACCACTACACAAATCTTTATCTTATGCAGTAAAATACCCTCATACGGTGAATTATTGCTGTAGGAAGCAAATGCAAATAGATTCTTTTATGGAACTACCAAAAGAAAAACGTCCACCGAAAGATATGTGGAACAAACAAGAAGAGTTAGATGATTGGTTCGATAGGGTATTCGATAGAAAAGACAATAGCTCTGGGTTATCGTTCATGATTGACGATGTGGAGGGATAATGGCAACTAGCCGACAAAGGTTACTTGACTTAGTAGATACCATACATGAATTAAGTAGTGCTTCTTCTACAGCAGTACCGGAGCTTAACCAACTTGCTGCTGCAATCGAGGCTGTGGCAATGCGTCAGGGAGGGGAAGGCTCAGGGACCATGGCACATCCTCTCAGGGCTCAAATGCGAGCTATTGCAGACCTATCCTCTCAAGTAGAAACAGCTGACTCCAGATTTTCTATTCTCAGAAGGACAGTTCAATCTCTTTACTTAGACATTGGACGGATAAAAAATGCATCCAAAGATATTCCCTTCTTTCAAGGAGTTACTGGTGGTCTCACCCAACAATCAGCGCAACCACTAGGAAAAGCCATCGATATCTTGGGAGAGGGTCTGGCGACTCCTGCTGCTACACCCCCCGCAATTCAATATATTCGAGACTTACGAGCTGAATACCTACAACTTCAAGGCGACCTTCGGGGTTTAGACATCGCCCCGATCACGGTTGAACAACTAGAAAGAATAAAAAAATTAAACCAAGAGATAGTCAATGCGGGACTCGGATACTCTGAATTGGGGATAGCCTCTATCAAAGCCATGCAAGAATCTTCAGAGTTCATGGAAGCCCAAAGAATGCATGGGGTTCACCCAAGACTTCAAGGACCCTTCACTTCCATCGAAATTACTGGTGCAAAAGAAGACATACAAAGTTTCTTAGCTTCCGAGCAAGCACAAAGACGAGCTTTGCTTCAACGAGACGAGGCAATCGAAAAGATCAAACAAAGCTACACCGATCTAGATACAAAAATTGAAGGTATGACCGCAAAGTTGAATGTCTCGACAAAAGCCTGGGAGATTCAAGCAACCGCGGTAACCGCAGCGGGGGAGCAGGTAGAATTCACAAGTGGAGTCTACGGTAGATTTGGTTCGATTACCGGCGAGAAATTGGAAAGTCCAGGACTGGCAGAACTCACCAAAAGAATGGGGGTGGAGAGACTAGAAAAGTTTAAGGATGTGTTGGCTAAAACGGATATGACAATAGACGATTTGGCTAACTCCTCAATCGAAGCTGGTAGTAATGTAGCCAGGTTTACCTTCCAAACTGACGACAGCGCCGCAGTCATGCAGTCTATGACCGTCTACGTAGATAAGTTTGGCAATACCCTAACGAATGCCTCGAATAAGTTCAAACAATTTGGTGATGCAGTAGCTACCAACATCGATAAGGTTATACGTTGGGCGATCTCGGTTGGTGTGGTGTATGGTGCATACCACCAACTACAACAGATGTTCGAGTATATGAAAACTGCCCAAGAATTGATGGCAGATCTGGCAATCACGACCGGTGCTTCCACCGCCCAACTAGGTGAATATTTTGATGCGGTTGCAGACATAGCAGATATTGCAGGGGCAGACTTGACAGACGCTCTAACCTCTGCTAACGATGCTATGAAAGCAACCGGGGAGTTGGCAGGACCAGACCGATCTTCAAAGGCTTTTGCCCTGCTAGAAGATGCCGCAGCAATGGCTACTCTTGGGAACATCGAGATGACTCAATCGGTAGACCTACTGGTGAGCTCTCTAACCCAATTAGGAGAGGAATTAGACAACGGGGATATGCTCTTAGAGAAATGGATAGCCGTATCTAAAGTAGCTAAAGTCTCTATTGGAGATTTGTCCCAAGGATTTGCGGTCGTAGCTGCCGATGCTAAAGCTGTTGGTGTGGATATAGATGAATTAAATGCCATGCTTGCAGTGATGGCAGTTGTTACGAACTTATCTGAGCGGCAGGTAGCCAATGCATTCCGTGCGATCTCTGCTGCTATCGCTACACCCAGTACACAAAAAACTCTGGAAAAATACGGTTTTGCCATCAAAGAGGTGAGTGAGCAATCGGGTGAGCTAACGGGCAATCTGAGGGATCTCCCCGATATTCTCTCAGATATTAGTTTGGCGTATACCGCTGGTTTGATTTCAGAGAAAGCACTTGGAGAAATCGGTGGTGCACTCGGTGGTCAGGGAGCTCGTAGGCGGGCTCAGTTAGTCGCCTTCTTGAAAGACTACGATCAAGTACTTCGTATTACTCAGGTGAGCCAAAGAGCCTCCGGTAACCTGGAAGATGCTTTAGCTGTAAAGGCAGGTACTCTAGATAAGGCGATCCAAAGATTGAGTAACTCATTCATGTCTCTGGGGGAATCCCTCGGTGCAGAAGGGGGTTTCTTGAACATAGCGACCACATTGGTAGAAACCTTGGATGCAATAATCACCGCTTTTGATACAGTTACTACCAAAATTGGACCGGGGGCTGCTTCACTATTGAGTGTAGTTGGAGCTTGGGGAGTTGGCTCTAAACTTGGTTTAGAGAGTAGACTTGGTTACAGGATGCAAGGTACACAAAAAATGGACCCCTCGCTGCGGATCATGGCAGGGGGGGTAGGTGGTCGCCAACTGGGAAAGTACGCAACCGGCGGTGTTTATGGCGCTATAGGTGGTATAGCGACTGGTCTAGCATCGGGGAGTGTATGGCAGGGAGCAGGTTCAGCTATTGGTACCTTTTTTGGATATGCCGTAGCAGGACCTCCCGGTGGGATGGCTGGTAGTGTTATTGCTCAGGCATTTACCGCTGAAATAGAAGGTTGGTTTACCACAAAAGAGGGTATTCAAAGAGGCAAAGAACGTGCTACTGAACTCACCGGTGCTGGTAGAGAAGAACTAGAACAAGCACTGAAGGACACACAAAGTCAACTAACTCTAGTAGAAAGAATGTACGAGCATCCTCTCGGCGCAGAAGTAATTTTTGGAGCTGCCCCAGACTATGAAAAATATGAAGAAATCATGGGAGGGCGGTGGCAAGCTGTCTCTGCGACGAGAATGGCAGATAAGATCGCGGAGCTTCAACAATTACGAGGTGAGATCCAAAAGATGCTCCGTGAAGAACCCGAAATGTTGCCCGAAACTCCAGAATATCAACGAAGAGCGTTAATTTACCAAATGCAGGGTGGGAGATTACAACGACAATTAGAAGAGCGGCGTAGAGAATTACCTCTAGAATTTGCCAGGGGGGATATAGAATCTGCTAGAGAATTCCATGATACCCTCGAAAGAACTTACGATATGGTCAATAAGATCAATCCAATCTTCTATGCTATGGAACTTGCTTTAGAGAGTGCAGGTGAGGAAGGGAAGGCAACCGGTGATCTCTACAACCAAATGGGCATGGAGATGATTGATTGGAACGATGAAGTTATCAACTTCATCCTCGAACAAGCCCTAGCCCTCGGTCAACTGAAAGCAGAGATTGGCGAAACCGACGTAATATATCAGCAACAGGCTGCTGCCTTCAGAGAAATGTACGAGAGTATCGCTAAAGAACAGAGACTACAAGGTATAGATATTCCTGGGTTTACCGATTATGGTGATTTGACGAGAGAGGAGTTTGAGAAAATTCGTGCTCAAGCTATAGAGCTTCAGAAGCAATTCGCTACAGAGTTGGGTATTCCAGACGAAGCCTTCGACAGTATCGAGAGGTGGGCGCTATTCGTAGACGAGAACTTCCAATGGGAAGGTAGCGTAATGCAACAGTTCTTCAACATGGCTAAGAAAGCAGCCGAAGAAACTGAAAAAGATATGGAAGATGCTTTCAACGTGAGAAGACTCAAAGATGTTGATCCTGGAAAGATGGAGGAGATCGCCCGCAGAAATAGATATTGGGTCGAATATCTATCCAGACTAAAGGGAATGTCAGCACAAGAATACCTAAACATGGAAGGTGCTCAATTTAACTTAATTCTAGGCCCAGGTAATGTTCTACAGCAATTATACTCTACCAACGAAGCGATGAACTTCACGCTTCAAGATATTCTTGACGTAGAGGAAAAACAACTCGAAGGTATGTGGAATATTCCTTCCGGTGCTACTTTCTGGGTACCAATTACTTCTTTATTCTATCAAAAGGGAGGGGAGGGAGGAGGTTTCCCAGAACTACCTGAGTTAATTCCACCCACCAAACAAACGGCCGCCGCCACAACATCTATGGACATGAAGATGTCCTCTCTCGCAGACATTCTGGAGAGAGAAAACATCGTAAAGCTAGACCCAGAGTCTATAGCTTATCTCTTAGAGAAATATGATTACCTCACCGAAGGACAGTTAGTTCGAGAGTGGGGTGTTCAGCAAGGGATTGGAACTGGGATAGGGGCTAGGGGGTGGGAAGATATCGTTGGTAAACCACTCAATGAATATTTGCTAGAGTTAGGAGACAGAGAAACCGTCAAAGCAGCAACAGCCGAGGCAAACATACAAGAAATTAGAGAACAGTACACAGATTTGCCAATTTACGATGTTTGGGAAGGAATAGATAAAGAGCTGACCATCGGATTGAGCAAATTGCATGAAGTTTTGGCAGCACCACCACC